GTTGAGGATTCGCTCATAGCCTGCCAAGCGCTCGATGGTTAGTTCCATCGAATTGGTTTTCATAAAGGTCATCGGCATCGTACCGGCTTGGTACTCGGACCTCATCCACGCCTGACGGTCTAGGTACAGGGTCGCGGCGGGGATTGCCTCCTCCACCGGGCTGAATCCATACGGGGACCAGGTTCGGCGGTTCTTGACGTACACGCTCATCTGGTCGGTTATGAACTCATCGTTGCGGCCTGATCCGTTGTAAAACGAACCGTCGGCGTCGGGGCTTGCCGTGAACTCGCCACGGGGGAACCCCCATAGAACCTGCTGGTAGGCGGGCTGCGGCGGGTGGGGGATGTCGCCACGGTTGTCCAGAAGAATCTTGATAGTCGGCGCGTCGATTACGTCCAGCCCGAGCAGTTGCTTGCCGAGGCTGTAGCGCGGGTAGATGCACCACTGGTCGAAGGCGAACACCTGCCACAGTGATTCGGTAATCCACTCGTTCCACGAACGGTCGCTGGCGACGTAGGGATTCTTCCAGAAGGCGGTCAGGCGGTTTATTTCGTCGTCGTACTTCTCGCGCCCAATCTTGGCAGCCTTAGCGTGGCTGCAGTTCTGGTCCTGCATGATTTCGTTGATGCAGGAATCAGACAGGCCGAAGGACCAGCCCTGCTTGGCAATATCGCCAACGCGGATTTCGATGGCGCGGTGGATAATGTCGCACTGCTCGGTTAGGGATTTCAGAATCTGGAACGGGACTTCGGTCTGGGTAAGGTCGAGATTTTGGGCGACCCTATACTCCCACTTCCTGGGCAGGGCACGGCCCGATTCGTCGAGAACCGTGTCGATTGGTGCTGGTAGGAGAGGCGCTGCGGGACCGAGCATTGCTCCGAAGCCGCCGCCGTTGGGCGTTACGCCGGGGCGGTCCATCGGGTTAGCCTGACCCAGCGCGGTGAGGATTCCCTGCCCAGCGGTCATCTGTGTAGGCTCAGCGGGCGTGGCGCGGTTGTAGCCGCTACTTGCCATAGGCGAATTAGCCAACCCAGCCTTCACCGCTTCCGCGACTACTTCTTCCATCTTTTCGCTGCGTGATTTGCGGCCAAAGAGTGCCAAGGGGTGTCCTATCGGGGGTAGACCTGGGTAAGGTCGTAGTCGTTATTTTTCGCCCCGCAAGACGGGCAGTTGGTTTTTCCGAGGGCGACCGGCATCCCGCATATAAGGCAGGGCGGCGCTATGGACTGGAAGAATCGGTCTGCGCTAGATCCGTGGGTTAGTCCTAATTCGGTAAAGCCGTGGACCATAGCGTCAAGGCGGTCGGGGCTGTAACCGCTGTCGGGTACCCAACTGACCATCTGGTCCTCTAGTTGGTCGTAGGCTCCGACGTGGCTTATCTTGCCCTGCTCGTATAAAGCCGCTACGGGTTCCGCACGAAGGCGCTTGCCTTGACGGGCGTTAATCCCGCTGTAGGGGGCGTTGGGGAATACTGAGCGGATAGTCTGCTCGACCATATCCCCGCCCTGGTTCTTCTCAGCAACGATGCGGTCGGCGCTGAAGTCGTTGAAGGCCTGAACTGCCCTGTGCGCCCAGCCGGAGGGCGTATCGCGGCACGAACGGTCAGCAAGCAAGTAACCCCGTCCTGCGGAATCCTTGCCCACCACGACAATGCCGGTTTCGTCGCTATCCTCGCCGGACGTTACAGCCGGGTCGATGGCTACTACGATTCGCACCAGTTCGGGCGCTACCGTCAGTCGGGCCCGGTCGATGTCGTCTTGCTTCCACAATGCGCCGGGGGTGTCCGTTAGCAGTTCGCCGTAAATTTCCTGGCGACCGAGTCGGGTGCCTTCGTAGCGGTTTCGTAGTTCCGCAAGCGCTGCTTCAGACAGGTTCGCGGCGTTGTCGAAGGTAGACCCGCGCGTTACGATCACTGACCCATCGGTGCGGGCCATGAAGTCACGAAGCAACTTGGTGGGCCGAGGGGTCGTGGTAATGATGGCCTGGGGGTTGCCGATGCGTAGCGCCGGGGCGATGCCTTCGGTCCAAATCTGCTCGTACCGGAAACTTCCGGCCTCGTCTAGCCAAACGGCCGACAGGTTAAGGCCACGGGCGCGGTCCGGCTCATCTGCCGACACCATGTGAATCTTGGAACCGTTCTTTAGGGTTATCTGACCATTGGAACGGTTATAGAAATCCAGTTGGCCCGGCAAAAGGCTTTTGATGATGCCAGACGGACCTTCGACACAGGTTCGGCGCACATCGGTAAATGTTGGCGCTACGACCGCGCACTCGATGCCGGGTTCGCTCAGGGCCTTTTCGATTAGCCATCCGGCTCCGGTGAAAGTTTTCCCCCACCCTCGCCCGGAGATAATAAGCCAGATTCGCCAGTTCCCCTCGGGGGGCAATTGCTGGGGGCGGGCCTGCTGGCGGTAGCGGGTCTTTGCAAGTAGGGCTTGGGCTTCTTTAGCGTCTAGGTCGCGCTTGCGAAGTTCTAGCGCTTCAAGCCTGCGTAGATCCGCCAACCTCTGCTGCTGAATCGTCGGCATCTAGTTCCCCTAGCGTGATTTCAAGGCGCTGGATTTCCGACTGGATGTAGTCCAGCGTGATTACCTCGGTCTTGATTGGTGCGTCGAGGCCCAGCAGACGGGCGCGGCGTTCTTGGATGGCTAGTACGCGGTCAATGGCGAATAGTGCATTTTTCTCGCCGGACAGGGCGCGTTCCATGGCCACTTCGAGCAACAGGTCAAGCCGACCGCCTTCGATGCGCCGGAACTCGTCTACGGCTTCGGCTGGAATTGCGGCTAGGGCGCGTTGGCATCGGTTGTAGGCGGTGGCTTTGGTGACGCCCATCTGGTCGGCGATTGCCTGGTAGGACATTCCCAGCGACCGTAAGCGCAGGGCTTTGGTGTCCAGGTGGGCCTGTTCCTCTGTGCGCTCAAATCGTGGCATCGTTTAACCGGCCTAACGTATAGCGAACGGATACAGGCATAGTGAACCTAGCCTAGATATAAATAGTATCACCTTTGGCTACAAATTGCAACCGCTTAAACTGGCAGCGGTTCTGATTCGAACTCGATGGGCAGTTCAACGGCTGTGGTGTCTACGCCCCATTCCGCGCGTCGTCGCTTCATTAGGTCCAAGTACGCTTGGTACGCGTCAGACTTATGTTGCGAAAAACCAAGCCCTTTGCCCCAGTAGTCATTTCGTAGAAGCGATTTGCACACCCGTCGCCACGATGGGGCTTTCTTTGCGGCTTCCAACTCATAAGGTGCTTCATCAGGTATTCCAGCCGCGAAACCGCGTTCTTGCCACCATTTAACGTGCAGTAGCACCTTGTTTCGGTAGTGCTCTTCCATGTTCGGTGGCATCGAAGCCAGCAGAAGTTCAGCAAATGATTTCCAAGTGTGTCCTTCCGGTTTCGTAATCTTCCTGTACCCGTTTACGCTCCCCCACTCTTGGACGTACAAAGCGCCCCCGTTCGCGCCGTTCACACGGGCCACGACTCGCGCCCACGTTTCTGGCTCAATAATGTGGAACAGCCAAAGCCCCCTGCGCTGGTCGTCGCCATACGGCTGGCAGATGCGCTGGTGAGCAAGCGGTAGCCCGGCGCGGTGCATGAGGTCGTAAAGTTCATTGTGTCGGCGGTCTGGGTTTTTACCGTGGTATGTCCAAATGTCTTGGGTGCGCCAGTCGTAAATAGGGTAGACGTTGGTCACGTTCGGGGTGACAAGCGTTGTCCACTGGCGGTTTTCGCGGCGAACCTTTGACCTGCTGGCAATCGTCCTGTATCGGTTAAGCGATTCGTCGGATCGAATCCCCACCAAGCAGGCCGTGTCCTTCCCCTGCGAATACCATTCCCCGAACGCTGGCACGAAGTCCTCGAACTCCATGTTGTCTTGAAAGAACGGGAAATAGTCTGGGTCAGTTATGGATGATTCTACGGGTTGCCTAATCCAACTGTCTTTAACCTCCGGGTCCCAGCACTTCCACTTTGGCTGGAACACGCTTACTGCGTTGCGCAAGGCGATGGGGAGCGCGACCCAATAAACGTCTAGAACGTCTGCGGCTTCCTCTAGTTGTGCTTGCGCGTGGTCGATGGTTAGTTGGTATTGGCCCTCTAGGTCTACCAGCAAAACGCCGACGCGAACGCCCCGTTTGCGGGCTTCGTCCACGACAAGGTGAAGCATAACCGTGCTGTCTTTGCCCGCTGAATAGGAAACGTAGATTTTCTCGAACGTGTCAAACGTCCAGCAAACCCGCTCCCTTGATGCCGTTAGAACATCAGTAGTTAAATAGTGCTTGCCCATAATTCCGTCCTTGGTCCCACGGGTTAGGATTCAAGTTCATCTTCTTCAACTTCCCACGCCATTGAGAAATCACGGTCTGCGAATACGTCTGCAAGGCCACCAATTTGGCTAAGGCGCAAGACCTCGTCGTCATCCATCCCCAGATGCTTGGAAATCTTTGAATCGGACCAGTTGCGGCGCTTTAGTTCTAAAACAATTTCGGTCATCTTGACAACCTGGTGCTTGCCTCGCGCCCTGTTGTGTCGAATGGTCGATGCGATGCGGTCTGACCGGTCTGACGCTTCGGACCTAATGCGAACAGTCGGAAGGAAGCCGTACAGGGTTTCTGCTATTTCGGGGTATTCGCGACCAACGCGGTGCCGGTGGAAACCGTCTACCACCTCGCGAGCGTCGCCATCGGCAAATGTGACAATCGGTTGCGTGTAACCATCGTGGTCCACGGAAAGACGGAGCAACTCCATTTCGGGTTTTGCTACTGAATTGGGGTTGTAGTCATTGGCCTGAACTTTTGCCGTTTCCACCCATTCGACAAAGTCAATAGGGTGGTGATTCATTGGCGATACTTCAGCCAGCCTCGAACGGATTAAGTTAAGAAGTTTTACCTGATCGCTTTTGTTTTCCAGCGCTTGAATCTCGCCCACTAAAACATTTACGGTTTCTACCGTTTCTTTATTCATTGCCCTCCTCTGGGTCGTTTTTTAACTTATCACCGCGTGTTGTCTAATGCAATTCACATTTCAATAACTTCATACGGCCCCCGGACTGACGTGGTGTGCTCGGCAGCCGCGCCTAGTACGCGCTTGATGCTTGACCCGCTAAGGCTGGACCCGGCAAAGCACATGGCCCCCATCGCTACGGCGGCCCCTGAACCTATGGCGGCGTAGGCAATCCCGTCTTGGTCGTTCGCCTCTATCACACCACGGTCGGGGTTCACCTCGTAGATCCGTCGCCCCTCCACCACGAGAAGCGTTAGGTCGCTTTCGTCCCACTCAAGGCCGAGCACGGTGGCTAGGGTCGGGCTGTGGACCCCTGCAAGTTGTTCTAAGACACGCTGGCCCCCGCGCCAACTGCCAGCGAAGCCCACCAGCAAATTGCCGAAGCGGGCGATTTTAGGGCTGGCTGACGTATTGCAAAGCCCGTCGCTGAATGACGAAAGGCTGTCGGCCCCGATGTAACTTCCGCTCGGCGTTGTTGCTGCCACGATGACGGTCACGGCTTGACCCTAATGTCTAGGACTTCCAGCAGTAGGGCTAGGCACTTGGTCAGTGCGTCGCGGTGCAGGTCTAGTTCGGCCTTCATGTCTGCCTTCGTGGTCGGGTAGGGGCGCTGCTTGGTGCAGTCGTGGTGAAGGTTCAGTGGGATGGTTGCTTCGCACCTGGGGCAGTTCATAGATCGCCCTCCAGTATCCCATAGATGGTGACATAGTGCAAACACTTCTCGGGTCTTGGAATTTCACTGGTGACACTAGAGCAGGGTCTTGGGCTGGTTGTGCGCCCACTCGACCCGTGCCTCAATGATTGGAAAGTAGTCCTCGGTCATTTCGCAGCCAATCCAGTCAAATC